AGTACGAAAGGGGCCGCATGGGCATCATGGGCGGTTTTGAGTGGGTGATGGATCAAAATGCCATCGTCCATACGAACGGTCCGCTCGGCGGAGCTCCGCAGGTCACCACCGCCAACCAGACCGGCGCCACGCTCAACACCTCCGGCTGGACCGCGGCCGCGGGCGTCCGCCTGAACGCCGGCGACATGTTCACCCTGCCGAATGTCTATCGCGTCAATCGCGTGTCGGGAGCGGTCAAAACCGATCTGCAGCAGTTCGTGGTCACCGCCCAGGCATCCTCAGATGCGACCGGCGCCGCCACGCTGTCGATCTATCCGCCGATCGTCACCACCATGCCGGGTGCGACGGTCAGTGCTTCGCCGGCCGCCGGGGCTCCGCTGACGATTATTACCGGGACCGCCAACCAGCTCGGCATCACCGGCATCGCGTTTCACCGCGACGCGTACACCATCGGCATGGCGCCGCTCGAGGTGCCCAAAAACATCCAGTTCGGCGCCAATCAGCAGGATCCGGACACCGGATGCGCCATCCGCATGGTGTCGATGTACGACATCATCAATGACCTGTTCGTGACCCGCTGCGACGTGCTCTTCGGCTGGGCCGCGACCCGTCCCGAATGGTCCTGCAAGGTTTATTCATAGGAGGAAACATGGCAAGTCAAACCGCATATCCCCCGGGCGGATGGCAACCCCCAGGCGGCGGGCAGCCGCCCGAGCAGCCACCTACCGGGCCGCCGCCTCAGACGACGACGCCGCTCGATCCGCCGCAGATTTTTAACAATACGAAATGGCGCGTGCCTTCGCTGATGGTCAAGACGCAGGAAGAGGCCGACGCGCTCGACAAAAACGAGTGGATGCTCGATCCCGGCACGCCCTCCACCGGAAAGCAGGCAACGCCGCCGAAAGAGCAGTTCCCGAAGCTGTACTACAACGTCAACGTGCCGCCGCAGGTCGTCTCCACGGCGGACGCCGAAAACGCGCTGGGCAGCGAATGGAAGGAATACCAGTTCACCCAGGCGCTATTGACGTCAGCCTGGTCGAACCTGCAGGCCCAGCAGGCCTATCAGGCGGCGCAGGCCGCCCGGGCGCAGCTCGGCCAGGGCGGGGGCCAGCAGCAACCGCCGCAATACCCTGGATACCCGCAGTACGGCTATCCGCAGTCGCAGCCATGAACCAATCGATTAACCCGGATTACCCGCGCATGATGTTTCACCGCACGTTCGATCCGGTGACCGTCTTTTCGGAACCGGAAGAGGCGGCGCTCGGGCCGGAATGGTCGCGCACCATCCCGCCTTTCGAAACGCCGCCGCCGATTCCGCCCGAGTCCGCATACGCTCACGATGGAAGCGGCGTCGTGGACGATTACCCGCCCAGACGGCGTCGCCGTTCGCGCAAGGACTACCATGAGTTCCGTCAGTGATCTGATCCATTCGTCGTTCCGCCTGATCGGGGCGATCGCCGCCGGCGAGACGCTCGAGACCAACGAGCTCAACGATGCCTTCATCTCGCTGAACCAGCTCATCTCGAGCTGGAACACCGAAGGGCTTTCGCTCGCCGGCCGGATGCGCCTGACCATTGCCGTCGGGTTCGGAAACGCGTATACGCTTCCGCAGCGGCCGGCCAAGATCGATGCCGCCAGCGTGGCCATCAGCGGAATCGACAGCCCGCTCGAGATCGTCGATGCCGCGGGATGGGAAGCCGTCACCGAAAAAGCCGCCACTGCGATTTATGTGACCAAGCTCTATTGCGATTATCAGTACCCGACTTCCACCGTGTACCTCGCGCCGACCCCGCGGATGAGCGGGACGCTGGAACTCTGGATCTTCGCCCCGATCGCTCCGTTTCTAACCGTGAGCGACACGATCAACCTTCCGCCCGGATACGAGCAGGCCCTGCGCTACAATTTCGCGATCGCGGTCCTGCCCGAATACCCGCGCTCTCAGGTGGATGCGACGCTGGCGCCCCAGGCGCAGAATTACAAGGCATCGATCGTGCAGCTCAACCAGGCCAACCACGCGCGCACCGCCAACCCGGCCCTGGCCGCGGCCTCCGCGCAGGGGACTTCATGAGGCGGAAACGCAGGCGTAGACGTCATGATGGTTGTCCCACCCGGCCTCGTGGCACATCAGCACGCGGACGGAAGGGCACGACTCCAGTTTGCGCATCACCCAGCTCGGCAGGGCCAGCGACACCCCATACGCGCTCAGGCCGGCGCCATAAGAAGAATCGCTTCGATATGCGCCATAGGCAAACCCGGTGCGGCGGTACGTCTCGAGCATGGCTTCGAAACGTTCGTGATCCCGGTCCAGATAGGTATAGCCCGACCGGTACAACTCTTCAGCCCGTCTGCCGTGCATGGTGAAGACGAGGACCCCGCTCAGATGTTCGAGGAACAATCGGAGGGCGGCATCGATTTTGGGCTCGTCCATATGAGTGAACAAAGACCCGCACCAGATCAGATCGTATTTGCCGGTAAGCGCCGTGTTCTCGATGTCAGCACGCCCATACACCGGAACCGCTCCGAAGGTGGCGGCGCAGAAATCGACCCCGTCGCGCTCGAGGTCGCAGGCCGTGATTTCGGCTTCCCGATAGCGCGCCCGCAGCTTGCGCAGGACGCGGCCGTGGCCGCTCGGCAGGTCCAGGATGCGCCGGGGCGCCGATCGGCCGGCGAGCGCGAGCGCGGCCAGGATCTGCTCCATGGCGCTGGATCCGACGCTGCGGTAATGGCGGAGATCGCCTCCTACATACATCTGGTCGTTGGGGGAGATCGGGGCTCCACTGGCAAGCATTGGGACAGGATATCGAATTTATGAGCACTCCTACAGCCGTGTTTCCCGCCGCCGTCGCGACCGATGCCCAGTTGAAAGTCGCCAACAACCTGGTACAGACGACGCTCAAGGTCGCGATCGGAACCACGGACACGATCCTGTTTGTCAATTCAGCCGCGGGATTCACCGCCAACTGCCTGGTCTCGATCGATAACGAAATCATCGCGGTCGCGAGCGTGACCACCTCTCCCAACGCGACATTGAATGTCGCAAGCGGCGGCCGGGGCTTCGACGGCACGGCGGCGGCGGCTCATTCCCCGGGCGCCAAGATCTCGCTGTTCATCGACGCCTGGCATCACAACGTGCTTTCGGCGGAAGTCAAGGCCATCGAGGCGGCCCTCGGCTCGAATCTCTCCAACATCGGGCATTCGCCCTTCCTGATCTCGAGGGATTACAACTTTGCGCCCCAGACGCCGGGCGGCACGCTCAACGCGGGCGCGAACTCGATCACGCTTTCGCCCATGCCCTGCGGGATGGCCGTGGGCGGCTATCTGTACATCAGCGGCGGTACGGGCGCCGCGGAAGCGGTGCCGATTACCGGAGCCTCCTCCACCAATGTCATCGTCACCTGCGCCAATGCGCACTCCGGGGCCTGGACGATTCAAAGCGCCACCTCCGGCATTCAGGAGGCGTTGAGCTGCTCGGTCGCCCAGTATGGCTCCGCGGTCGTATTCGTGCCTCCGGGCGTCTCCCTGATCTATGGATCGATCGTCATGCCGTCCTATTCGACGCTCTATGGCGGCGGCATGGGCGTCAGTGTGATCCGGCTGGCTCCCGGCTGCTGGAAGTTCTGTCTTCTGGGCGGGGGTATCGGGATGTGCGGATCGGCCGCATCCAGTTACAGTAACATCACCGTCCGGTCGCTCGAATTCGACGGCAACCGGGTGAATAATACCGGATCGTTTACCCTGCCGAATGCCGTCGGGTCGATGGTCTCGTTTTATGGCACCAACGGCGATCACATTAAGGTCGAAGACTGCTATGCCCATGACAATCCCGGGAATGGAAGTGTCGGCGGATATGTGCAGATAGGCTTTGATCCGGCCGCGACGGGCGGTGAGTGGGCCATGTACCACAATGTCGTGATGGGCAACGGATATGGCGGCGGGCTCATGACGACCGCCGCCGGAACTAAGTTTATAGGCAATGTCTGCGAGGGAACCTGGGGAGATGCCGGCTTGGTAGTCAATGGCCCGAACAGCCGCGGATCGTTAGTAGTCGGGAACCGGGTCGAAAATAATGGGATCAGCCTGGAAGCCACTGCCAATACTACGGTAGTCGGCAATGTGGTCGATCCGCCGTTTAATACCGGGATCCTGGTCTCGGATTGCGGAGAAGGCATGGTCGTGGTGGGCAATGTGATCCGAAATGTGCCAGCCACGGGCGGCGGCAGCAATGGCAACGGCATCAGTATGCGCAATCCTACGACAGCGATTCCGGTCGTGCGTACGGTGGCAGGTAACTCCATTACCTTGGCGGGCGGCTCTTCTTATGATTTCGCGGTACCCGTACCTGCTACCTGGACCCTGCTGGACAGCGTCTACTTCGGGGATGTCGGGACCAATACCAGCCTGGCTCTGGTGAATGGGGCGAATCAGAATATTGCGGTTCCCATTAACTCGTTAAAGGGCTCTGCGGACCGCTATGCAGCGATCACCGGGCCTACCGCGGCTTTCAGCCTGGGCGGGGTCACTGGCGGGGTAGTCGGAGCCCGACTGTATATGATGAACACCACCACTCAGACGATGACCGTGAATAATCAGGACGGCGGATCCTCGCCAGCCAATAAATTCTATATTCCCGGCACTCCCGGCAGTATTACCTGCAAAGCCTTTTCTGCCCTTTACGACGGCGGTTCGTGGGTCATCTTCACATACATTTAAGGAGTCCGCATGAGTGCCGCGCCGAGCGCGAATCTTTGGGATACCACCCAGTGGAACCAGGGCCTGTTCGGGGGCACGGCGCTTCCGCCCGGGACCAATCCGGTGATCCTCGGCCGCGGCCTTCTCTATCCGGCCCTGCGCAAGGCCGGCGTCACGCTCGGCCCGCAGCGCACCCCGTCGCCTGCGCAATACGAGGACGCACTCGAGGAGGTCAACCGCCTGATCGGTTCGCTGAATGTCGACCGGCTCTTCATTTATTCGATCGCGCGTCAGGAATACCCGCTGAGCGGTGCCAAAACCTTCACCATCGGCATCGACCCGCAGGGCGTTTCGATTGCCGACTGTAACGGCCCGCGCCCGGTGCAGATCGACGCCGCCAACGTCATCTACTCGGTGCCCGAGATCCGCCGGCCGCTGGCGCTGCTTACGGATTTACAGTGGCGCCAGATCGTGGTGCAGGATATCCCGAACACGATCCCTTATGCGCTCTACGACGACTACGCCTACCCGCTGTCGACGCTCTATATCTATCCGCAGCCGGTGCCCGGCTATATTCTCGAGCTCTTCCAGTGGCAGGCCGTCCCCACGTTTCTGACGCCGGACGACATCGTACTGCTGCCGCCGGGATACGAGGACGCGCTGGTATTGAACCTGGCGGTCCGCCTGGGTCCGCACTTCCAGCGGCAGGTCGACGGCGACGTGCGCGCCGATGCCCAGAAGGCGCTATTGCGGATCGAATCGATCAATGCGCCAAAGCCGGTGCTCCAGGTGCCGTGTCTGGGCGCCAGCGGGCCGACGGGGAGCAATGATCCGTGGTTTACCACTACCTGGGGGCCGCAGGGATGAAAATCTCGCTGGCCGGCCCCTCGTACACTTCGCAATCAGTCGTGGCGGCCGCGCAGCAGACCATGAACCTGATCCCGGAAGCCGTCGAAGTGCCCAACGAGCCGGCGCGCCTGGTGCTCTACGGGCGGCCGGGCCTCCAGTACTTCCAGACGCTCAATCCGGCGAAGATCCGCGCCATCTGGTCGGGCGGCGGAAGATGCATTGTGATCCACGGACCGAATTACACCGAAGTCCATTCCGACGGCAGCTACACCATGTCGGGGAAAACCGTCGCGCAGGGGACCGCCGATCCCGATCCGGCGTATATCGTCAGTAACGGCAACCAGCTCATGATCGTGAGTGGCGGCCTGGTCTATTGCGACAACGGGACCGCAGGGGTCGGCGGCACGTTCGGACCCGACCCGGTGAATTTCGCCATCACCGGCACCGGCAACACGTTCTCGGGCACGCCCGGCGGCACGCTGGTCGATTCGTCGCAGTACACGACGCCGCCCGGAACCGGTCCGTTTCTGCCCGCCTGGCAGGGGGGCAAGATCATCGTGGACGACGTCGATTACGTCATGACCGGCGTGCCCAACGATCACACCATCCTGCTCGACCGCAACCTGCCTACAGCCACCGACGTGGTCTGGGAGACCGCGCAGGGGGCGCCGGTCGACGGGATCACCGGGGCCGTGCTCGACGGATACTTCATCGTCAACCGGGTGGCCAGCGGCAGCGTGAGCGGCCGCCAGTTCAACATCAGCGCCCTGATGGACGGCACCCGCTGGAATCCGCTGGATTTTGCCCTGAAGGAAGGCGCGCCCGACAACATCAACTCGATTCTGAGCGATCACGAGGAACTCTGGCTGTTCGGCACCGATTCGATCGAAGTCTGGAGCGACGTGGGCAGCTCGCCGTTTCCCTTCCAGCGCATCTCCGGCGCCATGATCCATGACGGCAGCGTGGCCCGCTGGGCGCCCTGCTCGGCCGGGTTGAGCGTCTGCTATCTGGCGGGCGGAAACGCCGGCCAGACCATCGCCTACCAGGCGCAGGGACTGCAGCCCAAACGCATCTCGACCCACGCCCAGGAGCAGGAGTGGAACCAGGCCGGCTACCGCGTCTGGGACGCGGTGAGCTACGGGTACAGCGAACAGGGGCACATTTTCTGGGTGGTGAATTTCTGGAACAACGGCAGAAGCTGGGTCTACGATCTGACCGAGGGGCTCTGGCACGAGCGCGCCGGATGGAACGCGGCCACCAAAGCGTACACCAAATACTCGCCGTGGTATCACACCTTTATCCCGGAATGGGGCCAGAACGGCACCCACATCGTGGGCGATCCGGTTACCGGGATCCTCTACCAGCAGAGCCTGAACTACTACGACGATAACGGCGCATTCATCCAGTACACGCGCGCCTTTCCGCACCTGATCGGCGAAAACCAGTTTCACTACGATCACCGTCTCGAGGTGCTGCTGGAACAGGGAGCGCAAAGCGCCAGCAACCCGGTGCCCACCATCGGACTCGACTGGAGCGACGACCACGGGCACACCTTCAACGACACCATCTCGCGCACCATGAATGCGGCCAACAGCGGGAATTACACGCAGCGCGCGGCGTTCCGACGACTCGGGAAAAGCCGTGACCGGGTGTATCGCGTGGGCATTACCGCCAAGAGCAAAG